GTCTGCATCGCTTCCATCTTCCCGGCTTCGGCCCCCGCTTCAACCACATTCCTCTCCTGCGGATTCAAATCGGGAGGAATCATCCTGCCGATGATTGGGGCCAATGCCGGAGGCGTCCCTGAAGGCACCCATTGTTCCGGCTGCTGGGGAGCAGGTTGCGGAGCCGCTTGTGGTTGTGCTTGAGGTTGCGCTTGCGGCTGCGGCGCTGGTTGACCTTGTGGCTGTGCAGGCTGGCCCTGCGGAGGGGCAGGCTGGCCCACAGCCCCAAATAGCTGCTGCGCCCGCTTCATGTTATCAATCTGGACTTGGTTCTTCTGGGCTTCAGAGCCGTAGAATCCGGCGCGGGCTTTCGCTTCATCAATCTCGGCTGGAAGTTTCTGTGCCTGCAAGCCAGCCAACTGTGACTGGGTTTCGGCCTGTTGCTGCTGAATGGCAAGTTGCTGCTGTGAGCGGTGCTGCTCATTCGCAAGCTGAATCGCCGTCAAGATTGAGTTGGTGATGCCCTCTTGCGGGATGAACGGGACCGATATGCGCGTGTCTACTGGCATGGCTCACCTCAATACGTAGGCATTCCCGTGCCTGGAGGAATCCACGGAGGCGTTGAATACTGACTTGCGTTGTTGCTGTTGAGCGCGTTCTGAATCGAATACGCTGCCACTGGCGCAAGTCCCGCCGTGAATGCCCCAAATCCGCTCTGTCCCGGCGTGGCATTGGTCTGCAAGAGCTGGGCAATCGTCTGCCATGCCTGTTGCTGGCGCTGGATAGCCTGTTGCTCCAAGCTCAGGTTGATATTGCCCTGATTGACTTGGGACTGATTTGCGTTCTGCATCAGGGCTTGTCCCAGCAAGCCGGAACGTCCTAGACCTCGGGAAGTAAGGGCATGGGTTGCCTGATTATTCGCTCCGGTGAGGCTTTGCGCGTTCTGGCCGAATAGGTAGCCGCGCTGCGTGGCGTCTGGTTGCGGAGTGCCAAGAGCAAGCTGCATCAGGTTGCTGCTACCTCCCAATAGGCTATTAAGCGCATTGGTTTGTGCCGGATTAAGAGCCGGAGGACGTGGATTCGCAGCACCAGCAATGCCGCCGAATAAGCTGCTAAGTAGTCCACCGAGGAAGGCCATTACAAACCTCCACTTCCGGGCGTTGGCTGTTGCTGCCCTTGCTGCCCATATAATGACATAAGTAGCCCGAACAGAGGGCCAAACTGTTGCGCCTGTGCGGGATTTAACCCACCACCTGGTGACATAAGCGCCAAACTCGAAGCATATCCCGGCTGACTGGCTGCCAAAGCGTCCGTGTTCCCGAGGTATCCGCCCGTCTGGGATAGGAGCGCCTGATAGATGGGACTGGCCGATGCCAGCGCATCATTCGATTGCGTCCCGCTGAATTGCGGGAGTGCTGAGATGATCGGGATGTCCGGCGTGCTCATGGCAGCGTCAATCCGTTTCTGATAGGAGCTTTCTTCGGCTGGCGAGGCGCTATCGGTGGAGCTTGCGGCGCGGATTCGCTTGAGCCATAGACTGATGTGGTCGCCGTGACGATTGGCGAAGGCTCGCTATACTGATTCCCCTGATAGGCATAGACTTGAAAACTGCTTGTCATGGCCACGTTGCCCACGGGAATCTGATGGCTTACCTGATCCCCATCCGGGATGTTATAGCGGCCAATGAGATTGACCATGCTTGTGTCACTCGCCTGCACCACGACATAGCCATCCGTGTTCTCGATGCGATTCCAAGTTAGATGGAACAATCCTTGCTTCCCCGCAACGGTCAGACCTGAGACATTAGGAGGCGTCTTTGCCTTCACTTGCTGAATCGTATTCAACCGCCCCTGGAAGCTGGTAAAAGCCTGATTGACGATTTCATTCAGCGTTTTCAGGTGCTCGGAGATGAGCTTGTTGTTCTCCGGCCCATCCTCGAAACGATTCGAGAGCACGGGAGGAGACGGAAGCCGGAATACGTTGCCTCGCCTCATTGTCCGGTCCTCGCTCGTCCAACGCGGATGTCATAAAGCACCTTGATATGCACGACCTGGATTTGCGGAGTCCCACTGGAGTTGACCGAATAGAGAGAACCGTTCAGCCGCACAGATAGATTCTGGGCTTTTCTGGAAGCAGTTGCTTCCAAAGGTCGCACCACTCTCTGCAAACCCGAAGTCGTGATTGGCGCTAAAGTCTCGCTAGCTAATCCATTGTCATAGTAAACGTAAGGCGTTAGTGTTTGACCATTGGTGTTGATGTAGAACTCCAGCGCCCAGAATGCCTTGTTCGAGCCTCGCTGGAAGTCCTGATAGCCGTGCTGGAAATCGAAATTCACTGGCTGCCCTGCTCCATTCGCCGCTGACCAATCGTCGAACAGAGAGATATAGCCAATCTGATCGCCAACGTACACAAAGCCTGTCACCGGGTCCAATGCCAGCGAAAGCGGATAATAAGGGTACATGTTCCGCCTGGTGATGTTGGCGTGCTTCAAATCGAACAAAATCATCAAGTCTGGATTCTGTAAGCCGACGCCTGCTTGAGCGTATGTCCAGTAGCATTTCTCGCTGTTCGCTACGGCTTCAAAAAGCATGGGCAATGTGGCACTGTAAATCTCAGGGGGCCGGAATTTGTAAACAGCAAATACAGATTTGTCGCTGCGGTCATCCTGCCGAAACCACAAATCCAATTTGGAAGTGAGAGGCTGGCTGGTGTAGCCGTTGAATATCCAATGCCCATAACGGTTGGCAAACAGTAGCTTGTCCGGCAGAGGCGTAACTGTAAACGGCTGGTCGGTATCTACAGCCGAAGGCGTTTGACTCAAATCAAAAGAGCTTTCATCTGTGCCAGTTAGCCGCCAGATTCCACCGCCCGCCTTGATGATAATCAGTTCTCCAAAAATGGATACAATCCGGCTGATGGGCTTGGAATCTCCCACATCAATCGTGTTTATGACTGGGTAGGCGAATCCATTGAGTGGCTTGGACCACAGGATTTGATTCGGCTGGTTCTGGTTAATCCAAAACAGGCGGTCATAGTGATACACAGGGAAACGCACGGGAGTATTCCCTAATCGCGTATTGGGATAGTCCCCCGGCACATCCCCGGCCAGAATCACACCCTCTGTGATTGCCGCAATATCGCTTAGGTTGTCGCTGTACGTGGTTGTAGTGTTGTCCGGGATGGAGCCGACTAAATAGTGGAGCGTGAGCGCCGTTCCCGCGCTATACCCGATCCGGTAGATGTTCCTTGAAGCTGTTCTGGCATCGCCCGCCGGAATGCCCGTCAGTGTCCCTTGCTGGCCAGAAAGTGTGACTTTCACCGAATCAACAGAGCCGTCCGATTCCTCGCCGTTGGCGGCAACAAAGGTAATTTTCCAACTGTAAGTCCCTGTCAGTGTTCCCGTGGTGCCTGTGCCAGCAACGAATCCGGTCCCTCCAGCACTCTGATAAACCGTTGCTTGCGGCATGGAATACGACACGCTATAGGCCATTCCTGAGCCTGTATGCGTGAGCCTGAATCCAAAAGTTGCGGCGTTTACCTGTGCTGGCGTGAGCGTCAGATACCCGAAAAGGTTGGTGGGACCGCCGAAGTAGTAAGTATCGGTTGAGACTTGTGGGCCAAAGAAGTAATTAGCGGAAATCTGTGGAGTACCAACAGCGCCACCGCCAACCAGCATGGCCGCCGTATTGACCAGCTTCCCAGAGCCTCCGATGATTTTGATTACCGACGTGGTTGCCAGGATAGTGAACTGGACTCCCTGCATGGGGCTGGTGCCGATAGAAAATCCGAAATTGGTTGCTGATTCGAGAGAAGGTCCACCAGATAATACACCTGTCAGCGGCCCAGTTACTCCTCCCGCTCCACCGGAATTTGCGGATGGCGGTGCCCAATCCACAGTTAAAAGATTCGTCATGTCGGACCAATAGCCGATGTTTCCCACGTCGAAATAGACCCGATTGGGAGCCGAAACGAAGGACATCTTTTGCTGCTTGGTGTTTGTGCCAACAAGAGCCGATGTCATGGAACCTAGCGTTACGCCGGTGAAAACATCCTGCCCGACTCCCGCTACGCCACCAAGCGATGGATTCCAGAACAGGGAATGAATGTTCGTATTTCCGGAAGTGTCCACATATGCGGATGTATTCTGATGCGTGTAGGCTCCGGCACTGAGAATATCTCCCGTCTCTTCAAGGCGCACATTCTCAGCCATCAAGCACTCTTTCGGGTCGAGCTTATCCACCGCCGCTAGAGCGTTCATGCCGCCCGAAAAGTCCGAAAGTAGTTTCTCTTGGCTCACACCACCACCCAGTTTGCTCCGTTGTAGAAAGCCAGCACGTTGTATGTCCCGCCTCCAACGGTTATAGCCGTTCCGAAAGTGTTTACCGTGGAGTCGGTTACTGCCGCCAGCATTCCTTCCGCCGGAGCGGGAAGGCTCGCAAAATTCACTGGCACAAGCTGGGCGAAGGTGGACAGGTTTATTTGATGGAGTACCTGCGTCCCGCCAACCGATGTGGCGCGGGTGAACGTTCCCGTTCCGAGACTCAAATCCTCTGCTCCGATTAGGCCTTTCGTGATGATTCTAGCCATAGTATCTCCTCGAATTGCGATAGGCCCGAATGGAAGGATTGGCCATTGAACGGTCAAAACTGCGACCTGGAATGAGAACTGTCGGCCTGTCCTGCATCTGGTGGCGCGTAAGTTCCAGCACGGAAGTCAGCCGTTGCTTGTATTCGTTTTTGAAGTTCATGGCCTTCTGCATGTCGCTCTTGAGCATAGCGAGATAGGCGGCCTGCACGGAAATGATGCGTTGAGCGATAAGCGGGAGCGCCGTGGTGTCGCTGGTATTCACCATGTCAGTTGGTAGTGGAACGTAGTGTAAGGTTACGGTCGTATTGATGCTGGGCGCTGGCCAGAGAATGAACTGATTGTAGCTAAAAGGCACAAATCCCTGAGACTGGTTGGAACTGTCCTTCTCCCACTGATACATCCCGCCATACTGCTTGTCGAGCGAGAGCAGGAAAGAAGGAAACAGCCGGAGATTCCCCCATACCGCAGGGCCGTAAATCGAATGCGGGGTGAGCATATCCGCCGGGAAGTTGTAGTAGGACACGTTCGCGGCAACCGTGATCGGCGTATCTTCAAGTAGGATGCGGCTGTCCATCACCACTTTCAGATAAGCGTGGTTGATGTAATTGGTCAGTTCCGAGGTTGACCACAGGCCGTCATTGCTGTTCTCATTCAGCCTGAGTTTTACCTCAGTCAAGAAATCCGAAAGTGCGTAGTTCTGTATCATGGGCCATAACTCGGTTGCAAATCGAGCTGCATGGGATAGCCGATACTCTGAAGGCGCTTGGCGAACAGCGATCCTGGCTCAAATGGTTCCATCGAACGAACGCGGGTTGCCCACCACCTAGCCTTGTTCTCAAGCACCGATTCTATCCAGTCGCCATAGGCTTGAAACCATGCGCCTGCCAGTTGCAAATCCTGAAACTCGCCTTCGCGTACGAAGCATTTCATCACCGCATAGAGCACCAGCGCGAAATGACATTGAACGGGAAGCTGTGGCGTGTCCGTGTCGAGCGCCAGCGTATCCGGGTAGGCCACGTAGCAGGTACCAAGATTCAATTCGTCTGTCGAGTATTCAATGAGTTCTCCGAGTTCTGGAGAAGTTGTCGTGAAAGGATTCGCCACCACATCCGGCCTGAAAATGATGATGGCCCCGTTGGTGTCGGCAACTCCAATCACGATCCCGACTTCCTGATTGAAGGCATAAGTATTATCCGGCGTCACCCCATCGGCATCGAGGAAATTGCAGACAACACCTGTTTCCTGAGAAAACGGAGCGTACTGATAGCCGTCCTGGTTCGGAGTCGGGTAGGGAGAAATCTGGAATTGCTGGCCCATCTGCGGGAAATAGTAGCGGTATGGGCTGATGTTTGGCTTTGCCTGCCTCCAATTCGGGTCATCCCTGTCGAGTTCATACTCGTTTGTCTGGGGTAGAAATTGGCGGTCCCATGTGAATCGAATGTACTGGTAGGCATCGCTTGGGCCGGTGTAAGTTCCTTGCGAAGCTGTGCAAACCACGTTTGAGAACTTCTGATAGAACTCTGTGACCTGCTGCGTGTAAAGCACAGCTTCGTTGATGTAGCTATTCAGTTCAGCCACGGTCCATGAAAGCGAGTTCACGTCAACCGACGTATTCATCAGGTAAGTTTCGGCCTGAGAACGGATTTGCCCGAGATTGAGCGATTCACTCACATACACTCGCTAGCTGCGTCTGAGGAACGCTTTTCTTCCAGAGCGCATAGACTTCATTGATTCTGTCGAGAACCATCTTGGGGCTGAGACGCGTGGTGCATAGCGGCGAAGGAACGCCAGCGCCTCGGGCATCCTGGCTTCCCGGCACTATCTCGTAAGGGCAGGTCCACATCCCACCTACGCCCTTGGGCATGTTGGCGTTCTCGAAAGTGTGTGTCGTGCCCTTGCAGGTGATGCACTCCGTATTCATGCTGTGAACGTAATGGAGCACGTGGCAGGGATGGCAGAAAACGTCCTCCTGCTTGGGGGAGATGCAGAAGTCGTTCTTCCAGTATTTACAGAGGTTTTCGTGGCTCGAATGCGAGAGCATCGTGATCTTCGGTGTGTCGAAGCATCCTGCTGCATTGAGAATCCCCGTCTCCGGGCCAATCACCAGGTCAACGTATTTCGTCATCACGAGTGAAGTACGCAGTTGCCACTTCCCGGAGCGTGGGAGGTAGCGGTTGGATTCGGCCCTTTCCAGGAGCGCACATTCTGGATCGCCCACAGAGATGAGTAGGATATCGGGGTTTTTGACGACCAACTCTTGCGCAACCTGCTGGAAATAAGGATAGCGTTTATGGTAAGACGACCCGCTGAGAACCCACATAACCAGGAACCGGCCTGCGTATTTATCACGAAAGCCCTGAGCCATGCACTCTTCTTGCTCGGAAAAGAAAAGCTCGCCATTCATCCCCCTATCTGCGTAGCCCGCCTTCGCTAAATGGTTGTCGTAGTAATTGCCCTCTCCGACTTGCATCCGTACTGCCCGGATCGCATTGAAGAACTGGTTTTCTTCACTCAATCCGTCGTGCTTCTGGCGCAACTGGTCCATCATCACCATAAGCCGGGAATCGGGGACAAGCAGCGTTTCCTCCGCCGCGCCTGTGAGATTCACGAACTTGTCGTATTTCGAGCCAAGCTCTTTCCAGTAATCCCAGAGCGGCCCACTGATAGTGCCTTTGTTCGGAACATAGTCCCTGATCTGAATGGCCAACTCATCCACGTAGGGGCAGTTCTTGAGCACCTCGCGCCCTACTTCGGAACAGTTGAGAGTGACGTGATATCCCTCTTCCTTGAGCTTTCGGAGTACAGGCACCGTCTGGATAAAATCTCCAATGGCCCCGTATCGCACAACCAGCGCCCGTTTTCCAGAATGACCTGCCTGTATTCCCTTGAGAGGAGAACTTGTCGAAGCCAGCTTCTTGTACACCTGAAGGAAGCTATATTCATCTTTGTCTCCTCGTATCTCGTCTGCCAGAACTTCAGCGACACCAATCTTTGCTATGGCATCGCGGATTTCCTGCGGATGGAAGTCCCGCTGGTGGCAGACGTTTGCACCTTTCTCGCCCTTGTTGGGATAGAACTCTCGCCAGTTCTCAAGTCCCATGTCCCGCGCCACGTTCCGCGTCAATGGCAGGTACAGGATGAGATTCCCTCCGGGCTTCAGGACTCTCCACCATTCAAGCAGCACGGCTTCGTGATACGGCATATCCTCCAGCGTGTGCGAGGAATAAACGTAGTCGAAGGATTCGTCCTTAAACATGGCCAGATTCGCCACATCCGCGATAACGTCCGCTTCCTTACAGGCCATCGGCGAGTAGCCGCCATCCACTCCCAGGCAGCTATAATCTCTTGTCTTTTCGACTTTCAGCTTCCAGCAGCCACAGCCCAAATCTACGCCATGCCCGAAAACATACGGGGCTATCCTGTCGTGGACCTTCGCGGTTTCGTTTCCTTCGTTTAAATCCTCACGCCACATTATTGTATTTTGATTCTCCTTTCCGATTCGATTGCTTTGAGAGGGTCAACCAGTACCAGCCGGCCCAGATCGTAGCGCAGATGGTAAAGAGGGATTTCGTTGTTGAGCGATGCGGGCCAGTGCGAGGACTTTACCCGCAGCATGATGACCGTAAAGCGCGTAGAGATTTCGATGCCATCAAGTTCCGAATCCATCGGCAATAAACCATCGGCAAGGTCCACGAGTATCTTGAAAAAGAGTTCCGGCTTGACGGCAAAGCAGGTGGTATTCGGGGAGGTATGCGAAGTGAAATGAAACTCTATCTTGCTGTCTATGCCATCGTCATTGATGCCGATTCCCTCGTGCTTTGCATCCATAGGAATCGGCAGACTTGGCTGAGTGTCATGCAGCAAAGAGATGATTTGCTCGGGGCGGATGATGAATCCCCGGCAATACTTGGTACCAGCGACGATGGAAGGGCGGCCCGAGGGTCTAGCGTTGAACTTCCGAAGTTCTCCGTTTTCTGCCACGAGCCGCTCCCATTTTAGACGAACTGTGGGCCAATGCCCACAACAACCGTTGTTGCGCCGATTGTTTGCGTTGCCGAAGCTGTTCCCG